TCTGTCCAAGCACTTGAACCCAAATGTGATTGGGTCACCAGTTGCAACCGGATATGCTGGAAGGCATCTTGCATGGTCCACACCAACTGCAATAGCAGCTGCGCACAACCTTCCCAACTGTGCACGGTTCGGCTCAGAACCCCAAATGCTAACGAAGTCCAATTGGACAGCTATGGATTTCGGCAGAACAACTTCATGTTCTCCAAGTTTCTTCAAATTCACTTTCATTTTGCACCTCTGATTTCATGAAAGATGGGCTACCCATAAGATAGCCCTATGTTTTTGTAAATTTCAAGTGTTAGGTTGGACCGCTAACAGTTGCACCACCATAACAAGTGAAGTTCAGAGTGAATGCACTTGGGTCACCTTCTGCGAAGTCCAAAGAACAAACACACTTGGCAAGTGTCACTGTGTGGTCTGCAGCATCACCAAAGTCAGTTCCTTCAGCAGTGTACTTAATGTCTATGCAGTAGTGTTCAACATATGGTGTGCCACTGCCACCAGTTGAAGTGTTTCCAGAGTAGTTTCCAGATTGGTTGATGAAGTCACGCACTGAACCGGCTTCAGAACCATCAGTGAACTGTCTGAAATGGAAAGAAAATGAACCAGTGATTGCTTGTTCATCTTGTTTGCGGATTGCAGCAAAGGTTCCACGGTCCATGACAACCAATTCAGAGAACTGCTGTGGTTGTGAAAAAGAAAAGTTGCCATCTTCAAATGCAACATCAAGAGTGACAGGAACACCAGTTCCATCTTGTAATGTGATGATGCCATCACGTTTTGTTTTGGGTACTACTGAATAAGCCATTTTTAAAGCTCCAAGTTAATAGTGTGTAAGGTTATGAAGTCGATATATATTAACATATATTCTTGGGAGTCTGTGACATCTCTTGTGCTGGCTGCATATCTGATTGTGAACTGATTCTTTGGTGATGAGTAGGCACCCAACAGAGCAGAAATAATTTCTTCTTCTTTGTCCATGGCCAAATCATAATCAGTTGGATAAATGTCTAACGGTCGCAGCCTATATGAAAAAATCACTTGAACTGGTGTACTGATATATTGACCAACTGTTTTGCGCTGTCGTTCATCCATGGCTGAACTGGATGCCATTGAAACAGTGAAGGCAAGATGTGCCACTGTGTTTTCAGTACGACCAAAGAAGTCAGGAGTGTGTTTGGACTCCTTAAAACCACTCAATGCAGCAATCTTTTCTGCAATAGCCTGTCTGACTTGGCTGAACTTCATCTTCTGCGCCCTGCTCTGAATCTGTAGAATGTTCCAGATTGTGATGTGTATATAACTGGTTGCGCAGCTTGTCTTTTGTTTGGTTGGTCACTTTGTCCATCATGGTCATAATCATAGACAAAGTTGATTTGTTTCCATTCATGTGTGTACTGTTTGAAGTGCTCACTTGCTAGGTCTAAATATCGACCATTGGACTGTCCAAGACTGCTGTGGAAATCTCTGAAGATGTAATACAATGCCAAGTTTTGATGTGCAGCACGGAATGCTTCAGGAGACATCACCAAGTATTCCAGTCCACCACCTTCAGTCCGCATCTTTTGAATCATGGTATACCACGCTTCATCAATGTATGTCTGATAACTGGAAAGATTGCTTGGTCTGATGTCTGCAAGTTGTGAATATGTGCTGGTCAAGTCTCCATCACTGACAACTGGATACAATCTGCGCTTCACAACTGCTGCATTTCTTCTGAAGTTGTACGTGCCTGAACTGAATGTGATTTCCCATTCTTGCAAGTATCCTTCACCCAGTGCCAAAGTGCTTGCCAAGTTGCCTGCGCTGTGAGTGTATTGCGAAATGTTTCCAGGGAAAGTCCCTGCTGCTTCATCAACAATCTTGGTTCCATCAGGTGCAATCAAACTGTATCTGACATCTGTTGGAACCACCAATGCACCATCACGGTATACAGGCAATGTGGTTAATTGACTCTTTCCACGTTCCAACAACTCTGGAACTTTGATTTGTGGTGCATATGGTGTTTGGTTACTCATTTGTGAAGTCCTGGTATATATCGAGGCCTCTTGTTTCAAACTCTTTTATGAAGTCTTTCATGTCTTTGACTGTAGCACGTAATTCATCCAGTTTTTCTTTCATTTCTGGAAGATGTTGCTGTTTTACCAAAGTGTCAATGGTGCGACCTTTGTTTTTGTCAACAATAGCCAATTCCCAAAAGTGCGCTTCAGGCATGCCAAGAACATTGCTGCGTAACAGATTCACACACCAAAGTTGGAATCCAGCTGTGTCCATCTTTTGAATCAATCTATTTGCAACCACTTTGATGTTCATCCACTTTGGCACATGGTAACGACCACCACGCACTTGATAAACATGCATATAATCATATTTCTGTGGGTCAAGGTATATCCATCCCTGTTGCTGCAGTTTTCCGATTCTTGAACCGGGGTTTCCAATCTCACCTTGAATCTGTTGGATACCATTGACACCTGGAATGACTCTTTCCATTCTGATTTGTGGAATGAAGAAGCCTTTTCTTTTTGTAACTGTTTTAGCCTTCTCACCCTTCCCAGTAACAACTTTTACATCTCTATAAACGAATTGCCAGTTGGTGGGATGCCATTTATAGTAGAATGGGTGATTTGGTCTTGCTGGCAACAAGTTTTGACTTTGTTGGGTCATTGGTTGCCATGAAGTTGGTGTGATTTCCATTTTGTACCTCATTGGAAAAAGAGTGCAGGCCAATGAAGACCTGCACTTTGATTAAGTCTTTGATTAGACTGCAGAAATAACAAGAACACCACGGTCATTGTCAATGATAGACATACCCAAGTAAGCATGTCCAACAATGCGGGTAAGTGCTTTGTCGGCTTCACGGTCCATTTCAATCATCACTTCACCCATTTCCATGGATTCAGCAGCACCAGGAAGACCAGCAGGCATTCCAGTTGCGTAACCAAGAGCACCAGGAGCAAAGATAGCACCTTGGTGGTCAGTTCCATCATTGGTGATGTATGAAGAAGTGTAGATTTCAACACCCATGAAGTTCCCTTTGTAGTGAGAACCTTTGGCACTGATTGCTTCATAAGATGCTGCAACAAACTGAAGGATTCCGCTAGTTTGTGCAAGAATGCTGTCTTGAATGTCAGCCCATTGGTCAGGATGCAACAAAGCAACATATGGACCAGGAGCACCAACATCACTTGCTGCTGCTTCTAAAGCTTGGATACCAGCAAGGAATGCATCCACATCCAAATCAGTTGCAGATGTTCCAACTGAAGTTGTGAAACTGGCAACAGCTGCACCAGTGATGTTTGCAAACAATGCTTCATAAGATGCAGCGATTGATTCAGCAATGCGGAATGGGTCAACATCACCAGCATTCAAACCAGTCATAGAAGCCATATCGGAGATGGCGTACGCTAAAGAATTTCTTTTGCATACAACATCAACAAAAGCATCAGTCAGCGGAGTATTAGCAACAGCACCAATTTCAGTTGCACCAGAGAAGGCAGAAAAAGCATCATATCCATCAAGTCCTGCTTTTCGTACACGAATAGTATCAGAACCCAGTCCATTGATGCTGCCTACAAAGTCAACAAAAGGAGTATTGCGAAGGTTGGTTGAGTCAGTCAAGAGTAAACGAATTTCTTGACTTATCATCTTGGAGAGCCGAAGGTCCTCGGTAGGATTCGACAGATTTCTTTGGGTAATTTCATTAGCCATGATTAACACCTATAATGTGAAAGTTTTTGTGGGTTGGTTTGGTGTGGATTTCTGCTGTTGCGGGTGCGACCCTTCCACTTAAAGATGTTGTTGCTTTATTGTAAACTATATAACAAGGTATAGCAAGGACAAAAAAAACCCCACTGAGGACAGCAGGGAAAAGGGGAGGCACAACCCTTTTTTTGTGGGGAGTAGTTTACAGAGAAACAACAATACTAGCACCAGTCACATTGATGACTGATTTGACCTTGACATTGTTGGTGTCAACAAGTTGAACATCCAACTGAACCAAGTTGCCATCAGAATCATATGCAGACACGTGAACAATCTTCTTGCCAAGTCCATGGTTCAAAGTTGCAAATGTATTTGCTGTCAAGTTTTGTGGTGCGAACTCACTGCGGAAATCATTCAAGTCAACAAGAACTTGACCACTGGTTACACTTGCCATGTTGTCATCAGCACTGTCAGCACTGATTGCAGCACGAGCACGAGCATCAGTGAAGAACAAGTTCACTGAACCTTCTTCAATGTCATCACTGTCAGCAGTCAATGCGATTTCACCAGTTGAACTGTTGTATGAAAGACCAGCAGCATCAACAGAGATTGCAGCACGAGCACGAGCATCAGTGAAGTACAAACGAGTACCTTCAGCGATGTTTGAAGTGGTTGCATTCAATGAGTATTCACCACCATCAAATGAAAGACCAGTTCCAGCACTGAATTCATTGAATACATCTGAAAGCAGTACAGACATGACACCAGCAGCAGACTTTGTGAGCAACTGAACATCTTCTGCACCAGCAGCACCAACAGTCAAAGCAGCACGAGCACGAGCATCAGTGAAGTACAAGTTTGTACCTTCAGCAACATCATCAGTGTCAATTGACATAGAGATGACACCAGTTGAACTGTCATATGCAAGAATGTCACCAGATACAGAGATTGCACCACGAGCACGAGCATCAGTGAAGTACAAGTTTGATGAACCTTCAGAGATACCATCAGAATCAACATTCAATGAGTAAGTTCCATTTGAACTGTCATATGAAAGACCAGAACCGGCAGCGAAGAAACCACGGATTTCACCTTGGTCTGCAGTGAACTCACCAGTTGCACTGTTGTAGTCGATACCTGCACTAGCAGACAAAGCACCACGCACTTCAGCATCAGTAACATCAGCACCTTCAATCTCTGCCCAGTCAGCATCAGTTCCAGCAGTTCCACCATTGTGAATATAGGTTTGAGCACGGCCATCAACAGCAGTCAAAACAATGATGTCACCTTCTTGCTTTTCATCACCATTGCTGTAGTTAGCAGTGATCCAGTTAGCCAATGAAGTTTGTGTTGTATCAACAGAAACATCAGTGATGGTCAATGGCTTCAGTTTAAGTTTCTTTTCACCATCAACAGTCACCAACTCAGCATAGTTGGCAGAATCAGAATGGATTCCAACAACACTGTTTGCTTCAAGGTAAGACTTTGTGACAGCATGATTGTCAGCAGTAGGAGCATTGTTAAGTTGAACAACGCCTTCAAAAATATTTGTTGGGGCAAGAAATTTCATGGTTGTTTTTCCTAGTTGGGAGTTTTTGAATTGTGTCCAGAAGGACTGTGGGTATCTTATCTGATGATGACTGAACCGGTGGTTGCATTTGCGAAAGTCACAACCAGTTGATTCACTGAAACGTGTTCAACATCTGCAATCACCACTTGATTGTCAATCAGAACTTGAACATTGGGAATGAATCCAAGATTGTGAGTGATGGTGACTTCTGTTGAGTTTACAAAAGTGTATTCCACCGGTCTTGAT